GTAGAGAGTTAGCCCCGCGTATGACCCGGCCTGTTTCATTGGACAAAACTACTGACCTCTTGTGTGCGGTTGTGAGCGGGAGGACGCCTGGAAAGACACCCTTGACCCCCCTGGCATTCGTGCTTAGTATTCGAATCGGTTTCGGGCTCGGGCTGAAAAATTTTCAGGAAGGAGCGTCTTCGTGGACAAAACAAGATTGCTGGTTATAAGGCATTCGCGCTAGTGGGAGACCCAAATACTCCGGCGTTTGACGACCCACGGGACATGCTCCCCATGACCATGGTCATCGTCAACTGCACCGAGGAGGCCATAGCGTCATTCGACGAAGCCATGAGCCACCTCAACCGTGTTCATCGCATCGCGGTGAGCGAAGGCGTCTTACCGAACCCCATGCAAATCAACCACCTCGGCCGCGTCTGTTCCGACCTCCATACTCTTGTCCAGTTCATGCGTGATCTTCACCATATGCGCCGCGAGGAACTACAGGGTTGAACAAAAGGCCCAGAGGTCGGGTGACCAAGCAAGAATCCGACAGGATCTGGGGAAAACCCATTTGCGGGCCGGGTAGATTGTGTTTATCATGTCGCATGGAACAAAGGGAGCTCGAGCGTATTCGCAGGGAATCAGGGCAGGGTATCGATCCCAGGAGAATCGACTGGTTCGGGGAGGAGGCAATCGATGAGTGAGCCTGCTGTAGCCGTGATGGAGCGTCCGTTCTTCCTCAATCGTCCCAGCGAAGATGTCGGCGAGAACCACACGTGGACTCTCATCCAGATGATCTCCAAACTGGTCGAGGAAAATCGCGAACTGCTGTCCAGGGTCTCCAATCTCGAGCGCAGTATCGGGAGCATCCAGATGGTCGTGGAGCGTCTTGAACTACAACTCACGATGCCTGCACTACAAGTCGAGACTTATCCTCAGGCGATAGATGGAGTCACCTGGGTAGGAACAGACTCCCTGCCCCATACTGGGACACCCATGGGAGGCGGCACCTATACGGTCAGTGTCGACACTGCGGATGCAGGCTCAAGCATGATCGTGAGCACTGTAGATGGCGCATCTAGTGCGGATGCGACCGGCATGATCGGGCCAACCGGATCGGCTGGCGTGAGCGGCAATGATTTTGACATCACCAACCATGATGCGCGACCTGAAGCGAGATACAGCATCGAACAGGTAATGAGCCGTATCGCGTCCGAACAGATGTCCCGTGAAGTGGACCAAGAGATGATGTATGGCAATTATCAGAGACGAGGCACAGGCCCAAGACCTAACCGTCTGACTGACGACGAGCGTGAACAACTGGCCCGGGCCTGGGGCAGATTGTTTGGAACCAGACCTCCGCGTTAAAGACTGCGAGGCTTCTGTGAAGAAAACTTTTCTTGAGTATCTCATCGAGTTTTTGAAATCGTGGTTCCTGAAGCCGACTACCCCAAAGCCCACTCCGACTCCAACGCCAACTCCTACTGGCTATAAAGTGGTTCGCGGACAGCGCGTTGAGGTAGTGGCCAAAGTGCCCTGCAAACTTGAGTTCGATATTACGGGCATGAAGCCGACGAGCCCTTCTATTGAGGCCCATCTCTCGTGGGCTGTGGCAACTGGCCATGATTGGGATGGAGGTAATCCTAAGCCGACGAAAGAAGTCTATGCCTGCTCGGCCAAGGACTACAAATTGAAATGCAACGGATTTGGCGAGCGCGACTTCTATGGACCTGCCGGTCAGTGGGATCCTGCGAAGACATATCATTTCGCTCTACAGATCGGCAAGGACATGACAACCGAGACCATCTCGCTCAATGGGACCATTGCTGCCAATGTTTCTGTCAGCGCCCCTGCTCCTGCACAAGTCTGGCTTGGGTACGGCTGGCCTCCTTCAATACGCAACGGTGCTGAAGGCGTGGTGTTGACGAACATAAAGCTAATAGAGCTATGATTCACGGCTCTTGTTCCAAGAACTGGGCACAGCTTGTCGAGATTGAGGGCGTGCCCAATTTGTGGAGAGTCGCTCCTACGCTCTATCGTTCAGCGCAGCCTAGCATTGCCGGGTTTGTGCATCTGCTCAATCTGAATTTCGATATGGTAATCAACCTACGGGCATTCACTAAGGATCCTCGTGTCCCGTTTCTTCAGCAGGAACACATTAGCTTCAAGACCTGGCATCCAGAGGAGGAAGACGTTCGTAAATTTCTTTCGTTGGTGGCAGCACCAGGGTATGGGTTTAGAAAAACCCTGGTTCATTGTCGGCACGGGGCTGACCGTACCGGCACAATGATCGCGTTTTATAGAATTTTCAAGCAGAACTGGGGTGTGGAAGAAGCCATCGACGAAATGGTTAGAGGTGGTTTTGGCTATCACGCCATATGGGGACATCTTCCTGGGTTTATACGACGTATGGCGAGAAAAATAGGCAAGATATACTGACGAAAGTCTCATGGAGACTGCCATGAAAGAGATTAAGACCGTGACAAAATGCTCTGTATGCGGGTATTGGTCGTTTAATACGCCGTCATACGAGCATGAAGAGCGCCTATACTGCCAATTGTGCAAAGTGAGAGTCCTCCCTAACGAGAAACCAGAGGTGAAAGATGCCTTCCAAGCCTGCGGCGAAGCCTAAAAAAGAGATGACGCTCGTCCTCAAGCGCGTTGACGAGCTAAAAGTTGCCCCGTACAACCCGCGAGTCGACCTGACTCCGGCGCATCCAGAGTTTCAAGCCATCAAAGAGTCCGTCGAAGTGCATGGAATCATCCAACCACTGGTTTTTTCCAAGACCAGAGGCTACATTATCGGCGGTGCGCAGCGTTTGGCGGTCCTCAAAGCGCTCAATGTGCCCACAGTGCCGGTCGTCGAGGTCGAATTCAAGGACTTGAAGCAGGAACAGGCCGCCAATATGGCCTTGAACAAGATCTCTGGGCGCTGGGATCCTGACAAACTCGAGGCTTTGAAGAAGACAGGCGTCTTTTCCAAGTTCCCTACTGGCTTTTCCATGGCTGAGATCGAGGCTATCGGCAAAAAAGCGACTCTTCCGACTCCTCGCAAGGCTACAGTGGACATCGGAAACCTTCCAAAGATCTATCAAGTGGTCGTCGACTGCTCTGACCAGGCACATCAGAACGAAATCCTCGCTCTGATGAAGGAAAATGGATGGTCGGCGCGAGGAGTTGTCATATGATGCACACTTATACGGCAGTTTATCACTGCATGGCACATGGAGAGTTCTTCAGAACGACTACAGAGGCCGGTCATGCCGGTGATTTTATGAAATGCCCTAGGTGTAAGGAGCAAATTCCTTTGGTCAGAACCGAACCCTTCCGGGATATCGATCATATACCCGGTTTGAAGACGAAGTAGCGTGGCTAAGGTAAACGTTTACCTAATTAAATTGACTTGTGAGCACTTGTACTATGTAGTGCGTCTCGCAAGGGAGGAATAAGTATGGCTACGCTATTCGAAGAGACATCAGGAATCAAAGAAGAGCTCGAAAAGCTTGAAAAAGAGGGCTCGGTACTCGACGCGTACGCCCTTCCGAACGTAAAAACCTCCAACGAACGCTATACCGTGCGTCAAGTAGGTCTGGCACTCGATGCGGCAGGAGGTTTTATCACTTATGCCGCACGAATTCTAAAATGTCGGGTAGAAACCGTTCGTCAGTACATCAAAAATTATCCAATTCTCGCCGAGCTGGTCTCCGACGTCAATGAAACGCACCTCGATACATCAGAGATCGCTCTTTTCAAGAAAAGAGACGCCGGTGACAACTCCGCGATCTTCTTCCACCTTAAATGCAAGGGCAAGAAGCGTGGTTGGATCGATAATCCTGCCATTCAGTTCCATGCGTCCCTTGATCTGGAGAAAGCAAACTGGAAAGACATCGTCGACGAGGCTTCGAAGATCATTTCTGGGGAAGCACCCGATGTTTGCTTACCGGAGTCGGCTCCGCTAAAGACGAATGGCTAGCGCCGAGTCCGTAAGGCTATTCCTTAAGGCTCAACAGCACCCAAGCTGGTGGATGGAGCAGGCTTGTGGCTGGGGTCTATGGGATAAGCAGCGTGAAATCGCCGACGCGGTCGTCCATCACGAGCGTGTAGCAGTCCCTGCGGCGTTCGGTGTCGGTAAAACGTATCTGGCAGCGCGTTTGGCATTGTGGTGGCTATACAACCACAAACCCTCGAAGGTAATCACGACCGGCCCAACCATGCGCCAGGTAAAAGACCTTCTCTGGTCGGAGCTTCGGGCCGCACATCGTCGCTCAAAGCGTCCTTTAGGAGGAGAACCACTGACTCTTCAACTTCAATTGGAGGAGGATTGGTTCGCCCTAGGGTTTGCTACCGACCCCGACAAGATCGATCAGTTCACCGGGTATCACTCCCCGCATATGCTCGTCATCTTCGACCAGGCGTGCGGTGTTGATCGTGCAATCTGGGAAGCAGCCGAAGGTCTCATGACAGGTGGGCACGCCCGCTGGCTGGCCATCTCGAACACTACTGACGCTGCCTCGGCTATGGCTGAGGTATGCACTGGGGCAAAGACGCGCTTCGGCAAGTGGAAGGTCATTCCGATCACCGCTTATGACTCTCCAAACGTCAAGGCCAAGTGCGATGTCATCCCCGGCATCATTTCCTACGACTGGATCGAGAAGAAGATGGAAATGTGGGAGCCTTCAGGTCCCATGTGGCAGATCTTCGTCGAAGCCAGCTTTGTCGATGAAGCCCAGATGACCATTCTCACCGGCGCTCATATTCGTAGAATGTTCAGCGAGGAACTGGCAGAGAAGATTCAACCCGACTTTGATGCCATGACTATCGGTATTGACGTTGCCGAAGAAGGGTTGGACAGCAGCGTCTGGACAGTAAGAGCTGGTGGTAGGTTGCTCTGGATCGATCAGGCGTTTGGCAACGACACGCAGGCATCCCTGGAGAAGTCCATTCAGGTCTGGGACAAGACTACTGCTAGGACAGGGCAGCCGCCGAAAGCTTTTCTTGTTGATAAAATTGGTCCTGGCAACGCTTTGTGCTATGCGCTCGAGCAGGCAGGTTATCCAGTATTTGGTATCAACGTCTCCAAAGCCCCGCTTCAAGACGATGAGCAGTTCTTAAATCTGAGAGCCGAACTTGGATGGAATCTTCGGCGCATGGCAGAGGACGGCACCATCTCCTTAACACCGTACTACCCAACCCAGGAATCGTACGTCGACCAGCTACGAGAAGAAATGAGCATCCGCTACAAAATTCTAACCTCGGGCCGTATTCAGATGGAGCCCAAGCGCGAGATTCGGAAAAGACTACAAAGATCTCCTGACTTCTGGGATTCTATGATGCTCGCGTTCCACAACCTGTACAGTGCGGCAGGCACGGTTTCCATGGTTAATGTCATGGGAAATCAGCCGCGCCCATCGTATCCTGACGGAGTAATCCCGATGGAAGAGGCTCTGAGAATTTGGCTTCGTCAGGATGAAAACGAGGATGATCCATCGACTGTTATCATTGACAGAGAGGATCGTGGCTGGCAGGAACGGGCTATTTTCTGGTAGGAGTACATTATGGCATACGGCAACGATCCGAATTTCGCGCGAGACCAGAGTACTCAGTGCAGCTTTCCCAACCGCAATCAAGAGCGTGTTCAAAAATATAATCTAAGAGAGTCCTATCGCATCGTCACGTGGGTCTACGCGTGCATCAACGTTATCGCGGAGTCCATTTCCAGCGTTCCAGTAAAGTTCTATGATGGCCCGCCGGAAGATGATAATCGTAAAGAGATCCCCAAGAAGCACCCACTAAACCAACTCTTCACTCCTCCAAAGCCGATGGAGATCCTTACACGAGAGGACTTTGTAAAAGCCATCTATATCAACCTCGGATGCTTTGGAGAAGTGTTCTCTCCTTTTCAGTTCGGAAAGACTTTCGGAAAGAAGCTTCCTGAGAATATAGATGTCTGCAATCCTGTACTCTTCGAAGCAGTGAAGGACGCTAGAAATAATCTAAAATCCTGGAAGTATCAGCCTCTAGGCCCTGATGGAAAGCAGCTTCCTCCTGAGAATCTAAGCGACGGCGAGATCCTTCAGTTCAAGTACTACGACCCCTTCAACAAGGTTCGTGGACTTACGCCCCTGGCTCCTGGACGTCTTCCGTTGGAGCAGGAAGTGAACATGTCCGTCTGGAATGCTGGATTCTTCTTTGGAGGTATCCGCAACCCTATCGTCATCTTCCTAAAGAATCTTCTTGGAACAGGGCCGAATCGAACAGCGTTTCTTGAGCAGATCAAGAGAGACTACACTGGATTCATGAAAGGGCATGGCCCTCTGGTTCTTGAGGGCGGTGCCGATGCCAGGCCTTTGCTACAGTCGATCAAGGATCTGGATTTCATTGAGGGTAAGAACCTCACCCGTGAAGAGCTCTGTGCTCTATTCGGAGTGCCACCGGCGCTCGTAGGTATATTCCGCTATG